GATGTCGCTCAAGTGAAGCCCGGGCAGACTCTCGCCCTCTTCCAAGATCAGATCCTCTTGTCCATGGGAGCTGCGATGAGGGAAATGCACGAATACATGTCCGCTGCTCTCCCCAGCCACGCGATGATTTTCGGAGGTCGAACTCTGCTGGAACTGGACGAATGGTGCAAGGAGCATGCCAAAGGCGGCGAAGTGTTTACCAATGACTTCACCGCCTATGACCAGTCCTGCACCGGTGAAGCGATCTGGTTCATCGTCAAGCTCTTGCAGTGGCGCGGTTACCCGGACGAGTTTGTTCAGCTCTTCTTCCGTCTCAAGACGGACCTCAGCACCAGCTTCGGCCACAGTGCGGTCATGATGTTCACCGGCGAACCCGGAACCTACATCATCAACAGTCTGTACAACTTGGCTTACATGAGCATGAAGTACGAACTGAAGGGCATCACCCTCGCTGTTTCCGGCGACGATAGCATCTTCTGGGGATCGCCAAGAGAACGCGGAATTTGGTCGCTGTACGCACACATGTTCACTCTGGTCGCCAAAGAGAGCTACTCCAGCCTTCCTGAGTTCTGCGGCTGGTTGCTGTATCCGTCTGGGGCTGTTCGGGACCCGCTGCCGTTGGCTCTAAAGGCCCTGTACAAGGCACACACAAAGGAGCTCCACAAAGTTCTGGACAGCTACTTCTTGGAGGCTTACTTCGCTTACCGTCAAGCCGACATGTTACATGATGTCCTCCCCGCCGATCTCATGGAGATGCAGAATTGGTTCATCAACTTCTGCTTCAGGAATTCCCGACTCGTCAAGCACCTCTCTGTGACTAGTCGTGAAACGCTCACAGCTGAGATTCAATCCTCCCTCGAAAAGGCCCCCACCACTGATGCTAGACATCAGTTGAAGAGCCTATTAAGGAATTTGTCTTACATTTACGACAATTGGATTCGATCACCACCGCCCCCCACCGAACATCACGCTGAAGATGACGATCTCATTCAGCACCCCAGAAGAGGCCGTGTTCTCGGCTTCTCTGACCGTCCCGAAAGGAAGTGATTACGCTGCCGGCGTGATCAAATTGCGGGACAACGCCGCAATTCTCAAAAGCGTTGTCGGCCACTCGGCCGCTTGGATGACTTCTCTCGCCGCTGACGTCATTGACGTCTCAGATCGCAACGCGATCTTTTTCATTTGTGTGGCCCCTGCGGGGTCCAAAGCTCCCTCTTCCCACCGGGAGTTCTTTTCTGTCCCTGGTCGGGCTTTGACAGCCTTGACTAAGGAGACTGCTCACGGAGTTGTCCGACCGAGATTGCCCTCGGTCTTGTCTTACAAAATTGCCGGGTGCGCTCTTGAGGAGGCGCCCCAAGCCATCCTCGTTCTAGGCGTTCTTCTCTCGAAGAAGGTCGCCGAACCCGAAGTGTTCCACTTCGGTGTTCAAGCTCGTCTCCGATCCTCTGGATCGGGTTTTCAAGAGGGCACGGAGGAGACTGCCGAGCAGAACAAAGCGGATTAGACCAACCGCCTGCTGAGCAGTCCCCACTGACCGAGGACGAGAACATCGAAGCGAATACTGGCTTCGTTGTGGACGATGATGAGGAGGAATTCCCTCCTGAGGAAGAGACTTTTGTTGACCAAGAAGTCTACACCACTCTCAAAACCAAGCAAGACTTGGAAACAGAATTCGCTAAGAGCCCTGGGCCTCAAGCTCATTGGGTGGAATCGAATTTGCCATCGCCTCACTACGTGTGGCATGTCAAGCCATCGGGGACTGTGTCTCGGTATCGTTCAGATTTGGATGGTGCCGATGCGACCAGCAGAACTGGCTTGGATCGATGGCTGACGGACATCTTACCCGTCATCAAAAAGAGAGGTGTCGATTTCTTTTTCCATGTTGATGATTCTCCCAACAACTTCCTCACCACTCCTCATCGGTGGTCCAACTCGGCTCCGTGAGCCCTCCCCTGTTTTTTTCTCGTGTTTCTTGTGTTTTTTCTTTTTTTGTGCTAACGTAACCTGCCGTAACAAGTCCGCGATGTTTTTTCTTTCT